TAAAATGCTCTTTGCCATATTTCCTAATATTAGTTTCCTTTGCCTTTAATTTGAAATCATCTGACTCAAAATAGTTATTTACACCATATTTCTTTTGTATAGTTTCATTATATTTTTTCTTTACTTCTTCATTTTGTGCAGAAGATTTTGTTCCATATCTCTGTAGATTGGTTTCTGTTTGTTTATTTTTGACTTGTTCGGCTTTAGCCACATTGTCGACTCCCCACTTTTCTAAGTTTGTATTTTTTCGTTTTTCTTTAGTTGATAGATCGGTTGCTGAGCATTTAGCTGAGCAATATTTTCTATATCCGTCTTTCCAATTTTTATTGAAAGTGGTTGTATTTCCACACTTACAGGTAAAATTATTTGGATAATCATTTACCCAATGCCAAAGTTTTTGGTTGAAAGGTAAGTCTGTTAAGTTAATACAGAAAGATTTTATTTCTTCTAATATATCAGGATAATTTTTATTGAAGTATGATTCTCTTAGTCTATTTCTATTATCTTGTAAAATTTCATCAATCTTTTCTAACTTATTCATACTAATTATATTAAGTAAGTGAAGATTTGTTTGCTCCATGAAAAAAAAGAGAGAACTTAAAGTTCTCTCTTTTTGTGAGTTATCAATTATATGATTAGTTAAGGAAACCACCGTTATCTTTAACTTGGATTGTCATATATTGTTTTTGTGGGAACCATCCAACTTCTGCGACTGCGTAGCGGCTTCTCAAAAGAAGTCTTGGTGCGAAAGTAGCCTCAGAGATCAAGCTGATTGATTGAGCCATCAAATAAGGAACGAAGATGATACCTGGTTGATCAGGATTGTTCTTACGTCCAAGAACGATACGATTGTCGTTATATTTCATATATGGATCAACATAAACTTGAATGTCACCAATTTGACCAACTGGATAAAGTTGACCAGAACCGTTGATTTTAGATTTAGTTGGGTTGATAGTGTAACCAGCGATATCCATTAGGGAAGCAGCTAAAGCTCCATTAGTTACTGCATATTGAGCAGGACCTACACGACCTTCGGTTGCGATGTAGTTAGAAGCGTGGACCATCTTAGTGATAAGTTTACGTTGGATAGCGTGAGTAGTTTCACCACCAGGACTAGTTCCTGTTCCAGTTGCATAAGCTGTATCTAAGTCAAATACTGTTTGACCAGGAATGTTACCTAAAGCAAGACCAGCTGCTGGAGCAGAAGCTCTGTTAAGATCACCCATTTCGAAGATCTTACCAACGATTTGCTTAGAAATTACTTGAGACAATTCGTTTACAAGGATAGATTCCATTTTTTGAACGATGTCCATACCTGTGTTAGCTTTGATATCTTCGATTTCAGTTCTTCTGAGAACAGAAGAAACTTCGATAGTACCAACTGCGATAGACTTAGTAGAAACTTTTGGTCCGATAACACCAGCGTAAGCTAAATCATCATCAGCACGTGACATTGGATATTGACCACCTCTTGAATTGTCAGTGAAGTTAGTTGAGTAACCTGGAAGTTGATCTTCAAGAGCTGAAACTAAACTGATTTCTCTGTTACTTGTTGTTGTTCCAAGTTGTCCAAGAGCAGTAAATGAAGAAACAGAACCTGGTAAGAAGTCGATTTGATCAGCCATTGATGTTGTATCATCGAATGTATTGTATATCTGTGTCCAAGCAGTCGGAGCTGGATATGGACTAGCATTGTAGTTACCAACTGCATTTGCTTGACGATAAGCTTTCAAAATAAGAGCACCATCGATACGAGAGAATCCTAAGAATTCAACCCAGTTTTGTTTTGAACCTGCGGCAGGACCAACTAGATTGATCTCACCATTATTGATGTTGATGTAAACTTTCTTATAAGCAGAAGAAGTAGATTGGAAATTCAAACCACCTACGTTTTCAGTCAAAGAAACTGAAGAAGTACCTAAGAAAGCTCTAATAGCTGTTTGATAAGTTGAAAGTTGAACGTCAGAATATTTGAATACTTGTGGACGACCACCGTTAGTCATATCAACATCATCATATTGGAAGTCAATATACAACAAATCCAATTTCGGACCTGGGGTTGGCTTTACAGAAACAAGGTCAAGACCGATTGTTTGAGCTGCAATTTTCATAGCTACTGGCAACAAGTTTTGTCCAAGGTCACCAGAACCGAAGTTACCAGTTGTTGAATTGTACTGTGTTGAAGTGCTTGTTTGTTGGTTGTAACCAGCCAAGAAAGAAGGCTGAGGTGAGTAAACACCACCCATACCAGCGTTAGCTGCATTTACATATGCGTTTTCATTGATTGTGTGAAACTCAGCATATTCAGACATCCAGTCAAGTCTGTCTTCGTTAGTGATACCCATGTTCTCTAATACTGGAGACCATTTCTTAAGGGCTTTTTGTTTGTCTATTCTAATGTTTGACATAGTTAATTTTAATTTTTTTTTTAATTTTTATCTTATATCTATATATATCATCACTTTATGTCCCTTTTTTGTTAAAGGTGGATTTTTTATAGACTACAGATTTTTGAATCTTTCAAGAATCATTTTCATTTCATTTCCAGAAACTTTTTCTTCTTGAATGATTGGGTTTGAATCAACCAAATTTTTAGTAGTAGATTCGTTCTTTTTCAACTGTCTTGTTAACCAGAAATGTTCAATTTTTGCTTCGTTTGTTAAATCTGGATAAAGTCTAGCTTGTGAAAGGATTGATCTCTTATTTGATTCGTTTAATTTAGACCAAATTGGCTTTACGTTTTCAGGCATAAGTCTAATCAATTTCTGCTCAAGAGATTCACCTTTATTAGATAGAGACTCTTGAATCAATTTAAGAACTTCTTTAGATGAGAAATAACTTTTTTCGTTTAGGTAAAGCTTTACTTGCTCTTGTTCGTTCTTAGTTAAATTGTAAAAACTATCAACTTGAGATTTATTCAAAAACTTTAAAAAATGCAAATCATTTGTTTCAGAAACTTTACGTTTTCTAGCTTCTTGTATCAAAATATTAATTTGTTCGGATAATTGAGAATCAGAATTCATTTCTTTTGCTTCCATTCCATATGAATTTGTTTCATCTGCTTCTTTTTCTTCTTCGTGTGTCATATCATCATATGATTGTGCGCTTTTAGGGGCAGACATCATATAGTAATTATCTTCTTCACTTGACCAAGTGTTTTCACTTTCTTCTTTTTCTTCTTCAGCTACTTCTTCAAATCCAGCAGCATCTAAAGTTGGGAACATATCACCAAAGTTTTCGTTGATTCTACCACCATTTAACTTTTCTGTAATCATACCAGCATAAGAAACTGTTTTGTCAAGATTTTCTGCAAGGTATTCAGAGTAAGCGATGTTGTCATCAAGATTTTCAGCGATATATTCAGCATAAGCGATATTTCCTTCAACATGTTCAGCAAGATACTCAGAGTAAGCAATAGAACTGTCTAGATGCTCAGCGATATATTCAGAATAAGCGATGTTCTTATCTAAATTTTCAGCGATATACTCAGAATAAGCAATATTCTTGTCAACGTTTTCAGCGATGTATTCGGAATAAGCGATATTCTTGTCAACGTTTTCAGCGATATACTCAGAGTAAGCAATATTTTTGTCTAAGTTTTCAGCGATATATTCTGAATAAGAGATGTTCTTATCTAGAGTTTCAGCGATATACTCAGAGTAAGCAATATTTTTGTCTAAGTTTTCAGCAAGATATTCAGAATAAGAAATATTCTTATCTAAGTTTTCAGCAAGATATTCAGAATAAGAAATGTTCTTATCTAAGTTTTCTGCAACATACTCAGTGTAATTAACTGCTTTTTCAAGATTCTCAGCTAAATAATCGTTGTGAGAAATAAGTTTTTTAGTTGTAGATTTCAAGCTTTTGTTTTCGTTAACAACAACTTGTACTTTCTCAGCTAAATAGTCTAAATATTTAACCATTTGAGAGTTGGTTTTGTTGAGTTCTTCGTAGTACTCAAGGAGTTGTTCCAATTTTCTTGGAGTGAGGTTACCTTTTTTGATAGCTGTTTGTGCTGCCTGTTTAGTAGTTGCGATTTCATTCACCAAATACTTGGAATAGTCAGCCAATTGCTTCTTAGTAACGTAATCATTTTTGTTCATGTTAAATAATTCGTTAATTTTTGACTCGTCGGACATTTCATATATCCTAAAGTTAGTTTTGTTAGAATATCCAACAGATTCATTAATTGACTGCATTCTTGCAGAAGCGAATCCAGGATCAGCAACAATATCGTATGTGAAAAGTTTTTTAAGTGTAACTGTGCCATCAGACTCAGTAACGCCAGCTGCTCTTGAAGAAACAAAAACAGGACAACCATCATTCACTAGTGATTGAGCTTCTTTTCCCCAATAAGTGTTAAGAAGTTTAATTTCACCATCAACTCGGTTACCCTCTTTAACGTAAAATGCTTTTCTGATAATGTGGGAAGCTCTTGATAATGAGGTGTCGAACACGTCGGGATGATCGAACTCACCATAAACTACACCCATTGTAGTAATACGTTCATTTAATTCCTTTAAACAAGGAATAAATTTTTCGGCAGTATAGATACGCTCGTTGCGATTCTTAATGCCAAACTCAGTGAACACTCCACCGAGAACATATTCTTTTTTACCACCAGAAATTTTAACGTTCTCCTTCAAAGGATTTGTGTTGTTTTCAACGATTAAAATTGGTTTCATTTAAAATAGTTATTTTTATAATTGTATATATATCGCTAAAAAAACAATTTTTTTCAAGGTGGATTTTTTATAGAAACTTTATTTACAATATAAATATATATAATAAAAAGAGGTTTTAGTTTACATATGATATTGTCGAATATTGAAGGTATTGGTAAATGGAGTAAAATCGAAATTGAAGTTCAATGTGATGAATGTTCAGTTCAGAAAAAGTTGAAATTTAAATTATACACATCTTATGGATATTCAGATGGTGAGTATTTATGTAAAAAATGTAAATTAAAGAAGAATAATTTGGAGAAATTTGGTGTTGAAAATGTTTTTCAATTAGATTCAGTTAAGGAGAAATCTAAAAAAACTAACATAGAAAAATATGGTGTAGAATTTATTTCTCAATCTGATGAAATAAAGGAGAAAGTTAAGGAATCATTGTCAAAACTTGATAAAGAGAAAATTAATGAAAAGAGAAAGTTATCAACATCAGAAAAATGGGGCGTGATGAATATTTCACAGTCAGAAGAAATAAAGTTTAAAAAAGTTGAAACATCATTGAAAAATAATGGTGTGGATTATTTTATCAATACTTCTGAATTCAGAGAAAGTATGAAAAAGAGTAATCTGCAAAATTTCGGACACGAATACCTATTTCAATCACAAGATTATAAAGATAGAATAAAAGAAATTAATTTGCAAAAATGGGGATATGATATTGCTTCTAAGAATCCTACTGTAGTTGATAAAATAAAAAAATCATTAGAAATAAGGTTTGATAAAAGGATATTTAATAATATTCAAAATTTAATCAATGTAGATGAAAATAAATTTTTTCAAATTGAATGTCTAAGTTGTAAAAATATATTTTCAATAGACAGAATACTATTCTATAAAAGAAGAGAAACTTCAACCGAAATATGCACACTTTGTAATCCAGTTGATAAGAGACAATCTGGTCTAGAAATTAAACTATTCAAATTCATCCAATCAATCTATTCAAAAGAAATCATTCAAAATTTTAGAATTGAAAGAATGGAGATAGATATTTATCTACCCGAATTGAATCTTGGTTTTGAATTTAATGGTGTTTATTGGCATTCTTCTCAATATAAAGATAAAAACTTTCATTCTGATAAATCAAAATTCTTCTCAGAACGAGGAATTAGATTAATTCATATTTGGGAAGATGATTGGAACACTAAATCAGAAATTATTAAATCTCAAGTTAAAAATCTAATTGGATTATCTAAGAAGATATGGGCAAGAAAATGTAAGGTCGTTGAAATTACGGATGTTAAGTTGGTAAAGGATTTTTTGAATTCCAATCACATTCAGGGTTGGGTTAATTCAAAACTAAAATTAGGATTAATCTATGAAGAAAAGTTAGTTTCTATTATGACTTTTGATTCTTTTGAGGGTAGAAAAAAGATGAGTGTTGGTGAATATAATTTGAATAGGTTTTGTAATTTGTTGGAACATAGTGTCGTTGGTGGTGCGTCAAAACTTTTAAATTATTTTGTGGAAAAATTCAATCCGACTAGAATAATAAGTTATGCTGATCGTGATTGGAGTATCGGTAATCTCTATGAAAAATTAGAATTCACCAAGGTCAATGAATCAGATCCTGATTACAAATACCTTGTTGATGGAAAAAGAATACACAAGTCAAATTTCAAAAAATCAAAAACGGGTAAAAGTGAATCCGAATTGTATTTGCCTAAAATTTGGGATTGTGGAAAAATAAAATGGGAAAAAATTTATGATTCTGACGAGAGAAATTGAAGTAAAAATAAATGACTATAATTGTACATACTACGAAGAATTAGGATATGATGTATATTGTGGTGAAACCATAATTATACCTGTTGATTTATTATCTTATGGAAGTCAAATAAAAATTCAATGTAAGTGTGATGGTTGTGAAATAATCAAAGATGTCATGTTTAAAAATTATGTTAAATATGGTAATCGATGGGGTGAATATTATTGCAGAAAATGCGCAGAAAAGAAAAGAAAAGAAACTTTGCAACAAAATTTCGGGGTTGAATATCCATATCAAAGCAGTCAGATAAAAGATAAATGGAAAAACACATTACTCGAGAATTGGGGTGTTGATAATCCCTCTAAGTCTATTGAATTAATTAAGAAAAAAACAAAAAACAAAATTAAATAAATTGATATAAACTTACAAATTATTATACAGTTAAAATTATTAAGATATGAAAAAGGCATTTATACAATTCTGGAGCTATGAAGGAAATCCAGCTGGTGCAACTTTACATTTGAATAAAGAAATTTTTTCGAAATGGTCTAAGACAAATAAAGAATTAACAGTTTTAGGTGAATTGAGTGAAGTAGAAATTTCATCAAATTTATACTTCGAGATGTTATATAATGATGGAAGTTTTGAATTGAGGCAGAACTCAGTAAATAACCTAATAAAATTAGGTGAAATAAAAAGTGAAGAATTTTTAGATGTTGAGTAATATTATCTTACTTTTTGCTCCGATTTTTTTATTTGTCGAAATTTGGGGATTGATGAATAGAAGTCTTCTATATGGAAGATTGACTCCAGAAAAAATAGATTCGGTCAATCCAAATCTATTAATGACATTTTATAGTTTAAGAGTAATTTATTTACTTTGGATGGTTTTTGGAATATTCGGATGGGCTTGGATTCATATATTGAGTTTGATATTAATCGGATTTTCCAAAAATTTAATTTTAATGACTGGTAGAAATTTATGGATTAATGTTTATGATTTGTTTAACTGCTTTGTCAGTTCAATTATACTAATCATTATTTTCCTCCAAGTAATTTCTCGGTTATTATAATAAATTCAAATCCCTTTTTTTGGCAATAATCTATCATATAAGACCATTTTGAAAGGTTTTTGTTATACATTTTAAGCGCATATTCAAAGTTTTTAAGTTGTTTTGCTGTTGGATTTTGCTTTAAAACCGGTTCAACAGTTTCTGAATATGGCTTTACTTCAGCTACAACTTTACTTATAGAACCATCCTCTCTTTTTAACTCGTAATAAAAATCCGGATAATAAGTATGTTCAGAAGTTTTGAATTCTTGAGCTTCGGATAACCATTCTGTTTTCGTATAAGGGACTTTAAGATTCTCAGAACCCCACATAGAAATTTTTTCATTGTTGTCAAGATAAATCATCATTTTTTGTTCAAGTCCTGAACGATAGAATAATCCACCTTGTGAATTTAATTTAATTACTTTGTCTTTGTTTTTAGGAACATAAAGACCTTGATGATATTGTGAGTTATTTGGTTTAGAATTTAACATATTTCAAAAAATTTTTAATATATATTAAAAAAATAATTTGTATGGGAGAATTATCTGAAAGATGTAAATTGAGTATATTGGTAAATGGAAATGGCGTTGCTGACGCATATAGAAATAATACAGAATTTTTTTATAATAAATTCAGTAAGTCAGATGATTTGGTACAAAATGTTAATCCTGGTGATTTGCAATTAGGTAGATTCTATCATTTGCACTGTCAAGATCAATCTAATTGGGTTCAATATTCACCTATTTTCACAGTTGACTTCAAAAAGTTTTCTAATGTTATTATGGTATTAGGTGTTAATTTAAATTTCTTGCCTTTTGAAATAAGAGAGTCAATTTTTGACAAATACATGACTGAAAAAGACTTTGAAGATGATAGGGCTCTTGCGGTATCATATGATGGTGTTTATAAAGAGTTAAGAAGATGGGGATTTGAATATGGAATTATGGAATATAGTGTTAATCAAATCATTTTAGCTCATAAAATAAACATGTCTATTGTCCCGCGATTTATTTACTCAAGTCATCCAGTCAATAAATATGATCCAAAAAAATTATATGGAATTTGGGAATCAAAAATTGATGGAAGTGCTGCAAGACATGAAGAAATGCAACAATTGCTTATGAAAGACTTTTCTTTAGCATCCGAAGAAATCAATGATAAATTCAAAGTTTTAAAAGAACACATAAGTAGGGTTAAAAGAAGAATAAGAGGAAAATAATATAGAAAAATATAGAAATGTAAATGATATTTATTGATATATAGAAGTGATGAAAGCAAAAGAAATCTTAGAAAAATATAAGATAACAAGAAGAACTCTTTCTAACTGGGTCAAAAGTGGTAAAATTCGGATTGAGAAAACTCCGAGTGGAAGATATTTATATTTCGAGAAAACAGATGAAAAAGTGTAATAAATGTAATATAGAATACGATTTGTCAAGTTTTTATAAAGACAAATCATCAAAAGATGGACATAGAGCCAATTGTAAAAACTGTGCTAAAGAGTATAGGAATTCAACAAAAGAACAACAGAAGGAATATAGAAAGGATTATTGGAATAAAAATGGCGAGAAGTTAAATGAGAAGAAAAGAAATTCATATGAACCTGAAAGAAAAAAAATTTACTATCAGAAAAACAGAGAATTGATTTTGGAGAAAAGAAAATTGGAATATTCAAACAACAGTGATCCGAAAAAAGAATATCAAAGTAAATATCAAAAGGAAAATAAGGATAAAAGAAATAAATATTTAGTTGAGAAAAGAAAGACCGATGAGTTATTCAGAATGACAACAAATATAAGAAATTTAATAGTGAATTCTTTTTTACAAAATGGATATAAAAAAAATTCCAAAACTGAGGAAATATTAGGTTGCTCATTTGAAGAATTCAAAATATATCTCGAGAATAAATTTGAAAAATGGATGAATTGGGAAAATCGTGGATATTATGATGGTGAGATGAGTTCAGGATGGGACATAGATCACATAGTACCAATATCAAGTGCAAAAAATGAAGAGGAATTAATAAAATTAAATCACTACACAAATCTTCAACCACTCTGTAGTAAAATAAACAGAGATATAAAGAAAAATAAAATATGGCAGGAAGTTATAATCCATTAAATAATCAGAATCAAAATACATTTGTATCAACAGCAGTTGAAAACAAAGGACTTTTTAGCAGATTACTAAGAAGTTTATCCAATTGGGGAATGAAATATGACGATATGATAATGAGAAACACAGTAGGTGTTGGTATCAATGAAGATCCTTATTCACAGAAAAATGATTCGATGCTTGCTTTTTTTAGCCAAAAGGCAGTCGCCTCAGTTCTGAATAAAAAATCTGTTCCTTATTTAGATAAATCTTATGCAGACAAAAGGAGAATTTTAAGAGAATATTCAATTAAAGATGAATTGAGGGATTTTGTATCATTGGTCGCTGACGAATCAATCATCTACAATGATGAGAGGGACTTTTGTTCTCCGAGACCGCTTCCGAATTCCTATTCTAAGGATATTTTGGATAAGTATCAAGAAAACTTCGAGACTATTTACAATAGGTTTGGATTCAATGATACTATTACCGCTTGGAACATGATGAAAGATTTCTTGATTGATGGATATGTAGCAATGGAAATTGTTTGGGATGATAAAAAGAAAAATATCGTCTATTTCAATAGACTGCGACCTGAAACTTTGGTTCCTGCTTATGAACCCGCTATAGGAAATTTGTGGATACAGTACCCAGAAGATCCACAGTTAAGAAGAATATTTTTAGATTCTCAAATTGTTTTCATTTCATATTCAACTCAGAATGACTATACTGAGACATCATATTTGGAAGGATTGATTAAACCATATAACCAATTGAAAATATTGGAGCAAACAAGAATAATGTTTAATATTGTAAATGCTTCTGTATATCAAAAGTTTACTGTTCCTATTAAGGGTTTGCCGAGACAACGTGCTGAAGAACAGATTGGTCAATTGATTGCTGATTATTCTGAAGAGATTGAATGGGATGATACACTGGGAACAGTCTCAATTAATGGTAGAAAACATTTACCATATAATAAACAAATATGGTTTCCTGAAGGAGATGCTGGAACACCTAACATGACTTTAGAGTCTCCACAAGGACATAATCTCAATGAGAATGATATTTTAACTTGGTTTTATAATATTTTGAAGAGAGCTTCAAAGATACCCAACCAAAGATTTGAAAAGGAAAGTGGTGGTGGGACTGTTTTTGATGATGCGGCTTCTATGACAAGGGATGAAGTAAAATTCAACAATTTTATTAATAGATTGAGAGCTAATTGGAAAGAATTAATTGTTAAACCTCTGAAGTTGCAAATGTGTATGGATTTTCCAGAATTGAAAGATGATGATATTTTTCTAAACAGTGTTGATGTTGTGTTTGTTTCTAATCAACTATTTGAAGAATGGAAGAAATTAGGAAATATGGAAAAAAGAGCAGGTATTTTGGGTACAATGTTAGGAATTCAAACTGCTGATGGACAACCTTATTTCCATATTGATTATTTAGTTGATAAATATTTGAAACTTACACCTGAAGAAAAAGAAGAAAATAAATCTTACTGGGCTAAGTCTAAACAAGGTGGTGGCACAGCTGAAGCGGGTGGAGAAGCAGGTGCGGGAGCTGAAGAAGTAGCAGGAGCAGAAGCAGGTGCTGAGGCAGGTGCAACTGACACTGGGGCTGAGGCGGGCGCAGAGACACCTCCAGCTGATACAGGTGGTGCTGAAGGTGGCGCTGAAGGTGGCGGAGGTGAATTTGAATTTTAGATATAAAAAAACCCAGAACGAAAATTCTGGGTTTCTTTTTTTAGAATTTATGATTAACTGAAAGACTGAAGTTGATTCCCGGATTGAGACTATTGAAAATTTGTTTTTGAGAATTAAAAGATAAGTAAAAACTTTCTAATTTATCTATAAGGAGATTATTTATTTTAAAATCAAAAATTGTATTTTTGTCTTTTCCGAATTTTTTGGAGAAGCTAAAGTTCAGATTGTGAAAGGATTCATCGTAAACGTCAGGTGATAGTCCAGTTCCAACAATACTTAGTGTTGGACTTTTTACATTATAGAATAGTCCTATTTCAAAACTATTTTTGGAATTTTGATAAATTAATCCAGAATTAACTATTACTGGTGATTGTCCTGCCATTACTCTTTTATTCGTGATAAGTTGACCCTGCTTTTCATATAATTTTCTGGAGTTGAATTCTACATCTGTCATAGTGATTTCTGACTTGACAATTGTTATATTTGTATAAAAACTGAAATCTTTTAGAAATTTTATGGATCTGAAATCTTTTCTTATTTCTAATTCGATTCCGAAAAGTATTCCTTCACCAACATTTCTTGGTTGAAATTCTGAGCTAGTTTGTTGTTCTGGGATTCTGACTAACTCGATAGGATTTTGAAATCTTTTGAAAAAAGGTGATATTGAAAACAATTGATTATTTGGTAAAAACCATTCCCACCTCAAGTCGAAATTATCTATTTTAGTTTCTTTTAGTTGTCCATCCCAAGTTATATGTCCATCATTATTTACATAACTAAAAAGTGAACCGTTAAAAATTCTATTTGTAACGGGATCTAGAATTTGAGCATAAGAAATTTCTTTGAACGATGGTCTTCCGATTGTTTTAGAAAGAGATAATCTTAGATTCATTTTTTTATTAATCGAATAGATTAAATTTAGACTTGGAAAAAGATTAAAAGTTTCTAATACTTTGTCGTTCACTAAATTATTTCCATTCGGATCACCGGTCGCAAAAGCTATGTCTCTACCTGTATGTCTTTGAACATAATATTCAGATCTTAAACCTATTATGGTTTTCAATTTTCTGAAAAGGGTATATTCTCCGGATAAATAGAATCCTAAATTATTAATATTAGAGATATAGGCATTTGAGTTCGGAAAATTATTTGCACTCTGAATATAATAAGTATTTACTGGACTCGGATATAAATTATTAGGATCATAAACTAAATTTGGATCAGCTGACTGCCAATTTTGATTTGAACTAATTACAAGATTATAAGTTAAAATTTTATAATCTCTAACTTTATAAAAATTTGATGTGCCAAATTTTAAAATGAGACTTTCGGAGTTTAGGATGAATTTTTTAGTGAAATCTATTTTGGAGCAAAGATTTATTTCATTTAAATTTCTCCAGATTCTTGATGGATATCCGGCTTCACCTGCTGAAAATCTATAAGTTGAATCATTTTCTGAAAAATCGAATCCGCTGAAGGCTGTTTTTCTAATATCTGGTTCATCTAACATTGATAGATTACCTGATAACTTCCAATCTATTTCAAAGTTTTTATTTTGAGCATTGTGAGCTCCACTTATATTAAGGTTTGTTAAAGATCTCTGACTCCATTCTAAGTTTTCAGACTTAGCGCCGTATCCAGACTGACCGACAGCATTAGCATTATTATCAATAGTAAATCTTCCAACTCTTGATTCTCCATTTTGAAGATGTATAAAATTTACTTTGATTTTATTATATAGATCTTTATAACTTATACCTGCTATTCCTCCCAAAAGATAGTTTCTTTCTGACATAGAACCTCTTTGTATGGATGCAGGAGTCATTTCGTATTTTTTCGAATCTGAGCTTCTTTGCCATTCTCCATATT